GATGTTGTAGGGCATCAGAGCAGGGCGGGAAGTGATGCGGTTCTTGAGGGCGTTGCTCTCAATGCTGCCGTAGCGCAGCGGAACTTCGCGCTTCACATAGACCATGTGCTGTGCGTTGGCGTCCTCGCGCTCAACCTGGATGACGGGGCCGTGCAGACACTTGAGCATGCCGCGATGACCGGCAATCAGAGTGCCGTGGGGGATATAGTCCTTGGGCAGACCGTCATCGTCAATGAACTTGCCGCTGAAGGAGTACATGTCAATACCGTCAGCGTTGCGGCCCAGGTAGCGGACGCCAGCGCCGCGATAGGTGCTTTCGATCTTGCCCGTATCCAGGCGCAGAATGTTGTGCTGGTTCAGGTAGTCGCTGTTGGAGTGCATCGCCTCGGCGACACTGGGGTGCATGAGGTAGATGTCAACCTCACCCAGGCCCTCGTCAACGACCAGATCATGAATATGCTTCATGTCATCCTCGATCTTCGCGCCAGCCTGATTCCAGGGAGTATCAGGGACAAAATGCTGAGTGAAGCCGAAGTCGGCGTGCAGGGTAGCAACCTTGTCGCGGCCCTCGCTGGTGTACTTGAAGATTTCCTGCTTGCCGGTCAGAATGAGCTGGCGGGCCATCCATTCGCGGCGGCGCTGAATCGCCTTGAGCATGTCCTTCTGATCCTGCGCCAGCATCTTCTTCTCGCGCTGGGCAGGGTTCATGCCGCCAAGCACCCTTTCACCAAAGAAGCGGTTCTTGAGCTGGTTGGCTTCAATCGCGCGTTCGGGGGCGATGGTGCAGAAGTCGATCATGTTGGTTTCATAACCGCTGCGGCCCATCAGAACGCCGCCGGTGTTCTCATGGACGATAGGAGCCATCTGAACGATGCCCTTGCGGTAATCGAAGAAAGCCTTGTCCTCCTCGACAACGCCCTCTTCATGGACAAACAGATCCCACAGAAGGGAATTTTCGCGCGGCATCTGCTCAATAGCGGCAAGCTGCGCATAGGTGCTGTAAATATCGAGTGCCATTGGTGACTCCTCCTTTACTCGGTGGCGGTGCTGTTGTTGAACTCAGCCGCGTCCTCCATCAGAACGTCGGTGAGGATACCCTGCTGGCGCAGCACCAGCTTGTGCGCAGCAGTCAGAGTGTCGCCGCCGGAAAGCAGCAGCTTGCTTTCGATCATGCGACCGGCGCGGTAGGCGCGGGCGTCGGCGGCAATGTTCTCGTCGGCAGTGGTATCAACCACTTCATCGACGACGACCAGAAAATTGGCATTGGTGATGTCGGCAGCAGCGGCGGGTGCGTACATACCGTTGTCTCCGCGCTTCATGATCTGGCCGCGCTGAATAACACCGTTGCCGGGGGCGCAGGGAATGGAAATGACCTGTGCGCCCTGCGGATCGGAGAGCAGATAGCTCGGCTCCCACTTACCGATGGTAGTATACATGGGTTTTTCCTCCTTCTTATCGGGCCGTTGCGGCCTGTTTTAGTACATGCCGCCGTCGCTGTCGCGGGCTTCCATGGCGTACTTCTTCATTTCCTCGACGTACGCTTTCAGTTCATCCTCGTCAGTCTTGGCGTTGTTGCCGGGTTCGCTGCCCTTGACATTCGCAGCAGGCTCGGTTTCCTTCTGGCGGTTCGCCATGAAAGCAGGGCCTTTCTCGCGCTGCGCCTTGACGATCTGCTTCTGGAAGTCCATCGCAGAAGTGCCGTTGCGCTTGGCGTCGGCGGCCATCTGCTCGTAGCCGGGCAGGGTGAGATCGTCAATGTCCTGCACGCGCTGGCGTTCGGCCATGATCGCCTCGTTCAGCAGGCCGGGGTTTTCCGCCTGAAGCTGCTGCATGGTGATGTCCTTGATTTCCATGTTGTGTTCCTCCTCCTGGGTGGATGTATTTTCAGTCACGGTCGAAGTGGTGGAGCCTTCGTCCGTGTTGCTGACAGTGGGGGTATCGGTCTGATGAACATTCATCTGCGGGATATTGCGGTACATGCTCCGCATGGCGGCCATCTGTTCCTCGGTCACGCAGGCCGCAGGCTGCGCTCCTTCAAGCACGGAAGCGCAGAATCCGTATTCTACCGCTTCCTTGGCCGTCATCCACTTCTCCTCGTCCATCATGTCCTTGATGTCATCCTCGCTCTGGCCGCTGTGGTCGGCGTAGATTTTACGGAAGTCGCCCTCCATCTTTTCAAGCCGGTCAGCCTCTTTGCGGAAGTCAGCAGCAGTGCCAAGAGCAATGGTGCTGGGGTTGTGGATCATGAACTCGCTGCCCTCGGAAATCGTCGTTTTGACGCCCGGCAGGCAGCACAGCAGCGTTGCCGCGCTTGCGCAAATGCCCTCGACCGCAACGGTGATCTCCTCAAAGTCGCTGGTCAGCAGCATAGTGCGCATGGCCACGGCCTGCCAGACCGATCCGCCGGGGCTGTTGATGCGGATGTGCAGCTTCTTTGCTCCCTTCTCCCGCGCCTCCTTGAGCATCTTGTCAAAGTCGGTTGCGGTCACTTCGGGGGCTTTTTCATTCCACTTGTAGCTCACGATCTGACCGTAAACCATGATTTCTGCCCGGTCGCTTCCGGCCTGCATGGTCAGGTCATATCGCATTACAAACTGCTCACGATTCGGCATTTTTCTTTTCTCCCTCCTTGGGTTTTTCGGTGGTTTCGGGCTTCTGTTCGGTCGCGGGCGTCATCGCGGCAATAGCCTCGATTTCCTTCCGGCGCTGACGGATGTTGGCGTTCCAGTCGTTGCCGTTGTATTCGCTGGCCTCCTGCTCCTGGGTGGTGATGTTGCAGGCGATGCGCTTTTCAGCAGCGTTGACCTCCTTGAGCGGGTCAACGTGGCCCATGCTTGCGCCCATCCATTTGCATCCGCACCACGCCCGGCGGATTGCCGGATCATCAAAAAAGCCGGGCGCTTCAATGCGTCCGGCAGCAACCGCCTCAGATAGCCACATTTCGTATACAGGCTGATTGAACTGTTTGTTGAAGCGGGTGCGGTATACGCGCACCGTTTTCCAGAAATCCAGCAGCGCCCCGCGTGCTGCGGTATAGTTGCTTTCATACTTCTTCGTAAGCACTTCCTTGGGAATTTCCATGCTTGCGCCGATAGTCGTCTGCAGCGAACCGACAAAGCTCTCAAATGCGCTGTTGGCTCGGATCGGATTGACGGTGGATACCTTTTTGCCGGGCGGCAGATCGTAAATCGCGCCGGGGGCCAGTTCAAGGTTCAGCGCATCATCCGATACCTTATCTTCTTCGTTGACAGAATCCTCAAGGCCGATATTGCCGTCATCCTCCTCGCTTTCAAGGAATGCCGTAAGCATCGCAGATACGACATTCGCCGCCAGCTCAGAAGTGATGTAGCGGTCGAGCTGCTTGATCTGCTCAATCTGTGCAGCCACAAACGGAACACCGCGCCGCTGCTCCGGGCGTTCCCAGGTCATAACGTGAAGGATATTGGGCATTCCCGTTTCCTTGCCGTAGGCGTCAATCGGCGTCCATTCAACCTGGGTCGATGTTTCGCTCAGCAGCGGGTGACGGCTGGCGATGTGGTATCTGACCACAGCGCCCTCCTTGTCGATTTCCACGCCATCCACAATGCGCCCGCCGTTCTCAAGCTCCTTGGATTCGCTTTCACCCTCGCTTCCTTCCGGGGTGGAAATGCGGTCGGCTTCCAAAATGCGTATGGTGGTCTGGTAGGGTGTCAGCGGATTCTCCTTCATAGAGAACAGCGCAAACACATCACCACTTACCAGCATCGAGCGGAAAGCAAGTTCCTGGCATGTGTAAAAATCCTTCTGACGCTCCGCATCGCACATGTTCGTTTCCGCCCAAAGCGCAAACTCACGCAATGCAATGCGTTCCCATTCATCACAGGCTTCATCCGTCATACCCAGCGCCTCGCCGTCAATCTTCGGTTTGGGCTGGATACCCCAGCCAACAACATTGGTTGTCATGGTTGTTACGCCGCTGCGGGCCAGCCCGCCTCCGGCGTAAAGGTCTCTGCTTCGTTTGCGCAGCAGTGCGCCGTGCAGATCAACGTCGTCCTCCGCGCTGCCGCCTCCGGCCAGCCAACCAACCAGACTGTTGATCGTGGTGCTTGCGCCGTGGTTTCCGTAGCCGGTTGCGGCCATGCGCGGGCCGCTCTGGGCGTCGGTCACAGCGCCGCGTTCACGCTTCAGTCGTTCCTGGAAAACCTCGTTTCCCTTCCGGGGGTTGAACAGGAAGATTGCCCGTTCCTTCAAATTCGGTTCAATTTTCTTCGCCATACCGGCACCGCCTTTACATGTCGCGCGGGATCACGCGCACTACCCGGCTGCTCTTGGCAGTGCCGGAAAGCTGCGCTACCAGATTGGCGTAGTAGTTGATTCTGCTGATGATGTACGGCAGATCAATCGCTCTGTACTCCCGCGTTCCGATTTTGTATTCTTTGGCCTGCCCGGTGGCAAGCTGTCTCTCGCACTCTTTCCAGAGCGCAAGCATTTCCTGTGCTTCCGCCAGAGAATGTGCTGCCATTTGGATACCTCCCGTCATACTTTGATGCCGCTGGAAATAACGCGGCGCTGTTTTTTCTTCTCTGCCTGCTTGGCTGTGATGGGAGCCGGTGTCACATCCTCGCCGTGCAGCACGGCTTCGATCTTGTCCAACCTCCACTTGAAGTACCTAAATGCAGCCCTTGCGTAATTGCGGCAGTCCAGCGGTTCATTTCGCTCATAAGTCTTTTCCCATACAAGCACGTTCTGTCCGCGCTGCCTTTTGATGATGAGCTTTTCGGAGCAAAGTCCCCGAAAGAACTCCATATCATATCCGCATCTGTAATCGACAGGGAAGTGCATATACCTCGGCCCCGGTTTTTCAACCGATGCCGCGTACATAATCGCTTCCTTTCCGCCATCTACGGCAATCATGAATTTGTTGCTCTTGA